TTCTTGGGCCGACATGATCGACCGGGAACGATGATGGTGGTTTGGGGCTTGATGCTTGGTGCAAGAGGAAGTACTTGTTGCACAAGCGGTCCGCCCTTTGCCGTCAACAAAGGTCTCGGATTTGGAGGGGCGATCCGTAGCAAGCGGGTCGCCCTTCAGCGTTTAGGTGGCCCAACTCCGCCGTTCGAGTCCAGCCCTCATTCATAAAAATTTCATCGACCGAGATGTCGTGTGATTCGCCTGCGCGCCTACAACATCTTGCGACGACCACGCCGACCATCTGTGAACAGTGGGGACAATCGCGTGGCAGCGAGTGGCTCAGATGATTCCCGCGAATCATATCGGTCGAGCACGACGGATTTGACAGCCGCGAGAATCGAAGCGTAGCCTACAACAACCCATTGTATCCGCGCGGACGAGGTTCGCGGCTGACCGATGTGCGGCGATGGGTCTCTGTTCAACTGCGTCAGCCGCGCAAAGGAGTAATCATGTCGAAGTTCTACAAAGCACCGGACGGCCATCGCTACCCGCTGAAGGAAGCGAAGTACGATATGTCGTTCAAGATTTACAAGAGCGACCGCCGCAAGGCGAAGCAAAGCGATCCGCAGCATTGCGTTCTCGCGAAGGGCATCCGCCGTCACAAGGATGTCGCTGATGTCTACGTCGGCTCAGGTCTCGATGCCTACGTGTTGTTCAAAGCTACTGAGGAAGACCCGGCGCACGCCGAACACTTCACCATCCGCACCACCGTGCGCAAGGTGATCGATAAGTTCGACACCGACAAGAAGTGCGAGAGCCAGATCATCACGCTGTCACGCCCGACCAAAGGCCGCACGCTTGCGGCACGCAGCAAGATGAACGCGGCACGCCGTGCCGAAGTGAAGGCTGGTGCGAAGGTTGCGAAGCGCGTCACGAAGAAGAGCCGCGTTGCTCGCCTTGGTGTACCGCATCGTCCGCGCGCTCCGATCTCTTCGACCGGTAGCGTTGACGTGCACACTGAGTTGGCGGCTTAACGCCTGAACAACGGCAGCGAGTTCGGTGCGAGCGCCGAGAGGCGCGGGTTCAACCATGTGCATTGGTAGTGCCACAAAGCGCACGCATCGGATTCGTCTGTCGTGTTGACCGGCCAGCGCAGCATCTTGCAGCGCTCGAACGTCTCGTGCTTGGCGAGCGTGCTCTTCATGTTCTTGCCGATGAAGTGCGAGCGCACCTGCGCCACCGTCGCCTCGCGTAGCTCGACGACATCGAAGCACCACTCTTCGAGATGCTCAGCGAGACCAAGCAACAGCTTGCTCGTGTCGATGTTGGTCTTGCCCTTCATGTGCAGCGGCTGCATCGGTAGCTCGTACACGATCAGGTCGGGCTGATGATCGCGCACGTTCCACTTGTCATCCATCCACGTGCGGAAGACGCGATAGACCTGCGCACGCGCAGAGCCGGGCGGAGCGAAGCGGATGTGTCCGCACTGAGGGATAGAGCCGGGTGCGCCATAGGCCCACCCGGTTGTGGTCGCGAGATCGAGAGCGAGGACGCGACCTTCGAACATCACGCAGCAACGGCGTTGAAGCCGCCTTCGTTACGACGCTTGCGCCAGCGATAGAGACCGATGCCAGCGAAGCCCAGTAGCATCATCGCCCACGTCGCAGGCTCAGGCACGGCACCGACCGTCGGACCCGGTACTGCAACGAGGAAGAATGAATCAGGTCCATCGTTCGCACCGGAGATGCGCGCGAAGAAAGCAATCTGATCATTCGGTAGGATGTCGCCACGGTCGAGGCTTAGACCACTGATCGTATAATCAGGAAAGCCGGTCCCGTTGTTCAGCGACGGGACGAGCGTTCCTCCCGGCTCCGGGCTGAACGCAGCGAGCACGCTGTGCTGCGTGAGGTTCAGGAAGTAAAACGACTCCAACGTCTGCGCCGTGCCAGTGTCGTTGACATCGAAGCCGATGTTGAAGGTCAGTGCCGGATCGTTCTGCGAGAGCAAGAACGCTCGCAAGAACGAGCCGTCGTAGCCGAGACCAACAGTGTCAGCGCCGGGATTGCCGCCGCCGACGACAGCGGTCGAGAAGTACAGTAGATCACTGACGTTGCCGCTATTGCCGAAGTTGGTATAGCCGAAGCCCGCAAGTTGCTGCGGCTGATGCGCGCCGCAGATGAGGCATGGCTGGTTGAGGGGCTGATTACCGCCCGGCACCGTCGGCGTCAGCGAGAGAGTGCTGGCTCCGCCGGTCGTCCAGAGTTGACCGCCAAGGATAACATCAGCGCTGGCAGGCGCAGTGAGCGCGGCCAGCGCGGCAATGCCGAATAGAAGTTTTCTCATCGTATCCTCTTCGTGGTGCGGGATGCACCGCACAGCGCAGCGTAGTTCTGCGCTGACCGTTGAACCCAACGCCCGTCACCCTACACGTGCTCAGGCGCACGTGTAAGAAGATCGGTCCACGGCGATAGATACTTCTGTTCAACGAACCACGCCGGAGGGCGACCGCCGTACGTCTTCACCCAATCCTCTCGCTGGGCATCACGCGCGAGCATGTAGCCGCGAATGATGAAGTGCGGTGCCGTGCCGGTCATCAGGATGAAAGTGTTGTCAGGGTTGTCACCCTTGTGCTTGTCCGTCTTCGGTCGGATGTAGAGATCGTACCAGTGCTCCGACCGCGTCCGCACCTGCAGGTTTCTCCCGATGTCTGGCGCGCTGAACGTGTTCACCGTGGGGGACCAGAACCGATTAAGAATCTTCGCAGCCGCGACCTCACCGCACGCACCCTCGATGTGAACATTCCACGGGTCGTCGCCCTTCTCCTCATCGAAGCCGTTCGCTGGCTCGTGACCAGACATTATCGAGGCGATGTTGCGCATGACGCCACACTGCGCACCCATCAGCATCTCTCGCTGCGTTAACATTACTTCGTTCGATATCACCATCTAACTTTGCTCCTTTGATGCAGGCTCAGCGACCGCGACCGCTGCCCTTGTTCTTGATCACCTTCTTCAGCGTCTTCACGCTCTTCGCCTTCACCTTGCCGCTGACCTTCATCGCGGCATCGGCACGTCGCTCACGCATCGCGCGAAGCTCTGCCTCACGCGGTCCCATCTTCGGTTTCGGTTCGCTCTTGCCGTACGCCATTGCTCTCTCCTCTGCATGCGTCGAACACGTAGGCAGGCCACCATCTCGACGCGATGAACGATGGCCCGTGTCGGTTAACGAATGTCATCCCGTCGAACGCCCATCCCCTTGCTGGCAGCGGATCGTTTATTCTGATCATCCTTTGCTGCCTCTCTCGCGTAGTACTCGGTGCACCACGCATCGATGTCGTCCTGACCGTAGCCGTGTTGCTTCATCTGTCCCCAGAACGTGGCGTGGTCGATGTTGTTCATGCCGAACTGGTAGAGAAGATCGTTGAGCCTGTCGTACTTCTCTTCAGCCGGTAGCTTCTTCTTGGGTCGTGCCATCAGGTTGCTCCTTTGGTTTGTGTTCGACGCAGAACCATTCGCCGAGTTGATCCTTCAGCAAGCGCACGCCGAAGCCGTGACCGGCATCGCGACCGCACCAGCAATAGTGCAGGAGGTGACCGTCGCGACCGTAGCCGACGAAGCCGTTGCGATAGCCTGCGCGCGATGCGTCGGTGAACAGGCGAAGCTCGTCCATGTGCATGTGCTTCGTGCCAGCGTCGAGCCACGATGGCGGCGGCGCGGTGTGGTGCTTCGCGATGAACTCCTTCACCGTGACCCAGCCGCTGACCTCGAACGTGTCAGCTTCGAGGATGTCCTTCATCGTCTTGGTGTGCGGTCGCACGAGGCGACGCACCAGCACGAACAGATCAGCCGGACACTGATCGAGGAAATCGTTCTTGGTGACAGGCCACATCAGCATCTCAGTGTCGGTGCCCTTCACATCGATCTTCCGCTCGCGGATCACCACGTCCCAACCGGGATCGAGCTTCGGTGTCCAATCGAGCGCGGTCATCGGATCGAGATCGTTGTCGATGCAGAACGCACACTCAGCCGCCTTGCCCAGCGTCTGCGCGTCGAGGCTCGTGGCGATGCCGGGTCGCTCGTACTGTCGCGAGATATCCTTCTCGCCGTCCTCGTAACCCTTCACGCAGCGCTCAGCGAACGCGAACGAGCGCACCATCCACTGACGCTGCAGCTTAACCAATCGCTTCATGGCCCAGCACCGTCCAGCCCTTGACCTCACCGCGCGCGAATATCTCGACGCGATTGCTCGCCGTGAGATGCGGATACATCCGTTCGAGAATCTTGCGCACCTCGTCGGGCTTCTCACTGTGCCGACCGCGCTTGAACTTCTTGCCGGTGAACACCGACGAGAAAAGCTCGACCGGCATCGGCGGCGAACCGCGCGATCCGTACAGCAAGACCTCGTGCTGATTGCGGAAGATGTAGCCGGTGCCGATCATCCCCTTGTCCCACACCGCCTGCGATTTGTATTCGAAGCCGACCGCTTCCATCACCGCGAGCGCGCGCTTGATGTTCGACGACGTGCACCACATGAACATCACCGCGTCATCGTGCGCGAGTTGCTCGATGCTCTGCCCGCCGAACGTGATGTCGATGATCTCCTGATCGGTCAGCGTCGGGTAGTGATCGTCCGGCATGCGGTGCGTCATGTCAGGCGTGTGCACATCGAACTGCGTCGGCGGGTCCCAGTAGAATTGGATGAACGGGCCAAGCCTGTCGGGCAGCTTCACCTTCGCCGCTTGCTTGACGATGCGCTCGTGGTTCATCACGCGCTTCTCTTGATGCCAGTGCGGTCGCGCGTGGATGATCAGTTCGCGGAACGTGATGAACTCTTCGGTCCCGCGATACTGTGCCAGCACCTTGTCGAGCTTGGCGTCGGGCATCGCGCCGATCCGTTGCGCGTCCACCGCGCGGCTCTTGTCCAGACCTATCCCCTTGAGCCACTTGCGGAATGAATTTGTCTCGCCGTGAGACAAATTCTTCGGCCCGGTCTTGCGCTCGATCTTCGCGAGCAACCGGCCCAGCTTGTGCCGCGCCCTGATCTTCCCCTCGTTCGCCTCTCGCACTTGCTCAGGCTTGAACAGGCCTGTCGAGCGCATCGCGTGTTCGATGGCTTCGAGCTTGCGCTCGATGTCCAGCACCTCCGCCGGATCGGTCGCAAGCTCCAGTGCCCTGAGCCCGTCACTCACCGCGCGCAACATCGCGCGCGGTTCTTTCGTCGTCGCCACTTCTATGCTCACGCTCACGTCTTGCTCCTTTGAACCTGAGAGATCAGGCAGCGCTGTTCGGCATCTGCACCACGTTGTCAGGTGATGATGCCTCGACCTTCGCCACCTCATCGACGAGATCGGTCTGCACCGGCTTCTTCTCCTTCGCCGCCTTCACCGGCTTCTCGGGCTTCGGTGCCGGTGGCAGTTCGCCGAACAGTAGCAACTGTTTCTTGTCGCCCTGCGCCTTCGCCAGCTTCTGCACCAGCTTGCGGTCTTCGGCTTCGAGGTCTTGCAGCCAGCCTTTGATCTTCTCCAGCGCCATCACGATCTTGATCTCGGTCTTCGACGCCTTCTGGCTGACGCCTCTCGCTGCCATGCCTTCGTAGATCGTCACCATCGCTTCGCGCTCGCGGCGTGCCGCGTTCATGTAGGTGCCGCGCGCGGATTCGATTCGCTCGTATCGCTCCATGATATCGGCGACGAACTTGTTCGCGGTCTTCTCGCTGATCTCTATCTCTTGCGCCTTCGCTGCCTTCGCCATTGTCATCTCCGTTGTGGCCGGTTGGTGTAGAGTTCTAGATGCTTCGCGCAGTAACTGGTGTTCACACCGTAGGCGTCTTGCGCCTGCGTCTTGCCGCACACCATCGGCAATCCCCAGTGACCGCGCTTGTCGAGGATCGCGCGGCATCCGTTCTCGCGACGGTCGAGATACTCGACGCCCTCGTCACCGGGCTCGTCGTCAGGCGGAGCACTGTCGCGCATCGTGATCACTGTCTGGCCTCGTAGAAAATTATGAGTGCGAGACCTTGGTGATCTCTTGCGCGGTAGCGATGGCGGTCGCGGCTGTATTCGAAATGAATCCTTGGGCAAGCGGTGCTTGCGTCCTGCGATCTTGTTGCGGTTAACGTCGTAGCCCGCCGCCCGCATGGTCTGCGCCACGGTCGTGAGGGAGCCCCCGTCGTTCCACAATCTAATCAACAGTTGGTCTGCCTCTTCGGTCCACAACATTGCACATCCGATTCTCCCCAATCCTATCGTCTGCCCCGTCCGAAGATGTCTGGTCGAATCTGTTCAGGCTTCATGTCGAGTAGCTCAGAAACCGCAAGCACATGATGCGGCGGCACGCGATTCCACTGGCTGACGTTCTGGTGCGTGACGCCGAGTTGCTTGGCGACGACCATCGCGAATCCCGGTTGTGAGAATATCAGCCGCATCACTGCATCGCGCTTCGCATCTCGTGCCTTGGTTCTCTCGCGTCGTCGGGCCACCATGTCCTCTAATGCTTCATCACGTGACAGGAAGTGGGTAGCTTGATTTGCCATCGGTGTAAGCCTCCATTGCCTCTTTACAACATCGCCTTACACCGTATATAGGTTAGGATCAACCCGGAGCAAACCGAAGATGTCAAACGTCGTCAATCTAAAGAGTCGCCTGTCCGTCAGAAAGTGGGACGGAAAGAAGATCACCAAGCCCGGCTGGGTGTCGGGCATACCCATCGAGAAGTATCATTCTGCGGGGCTCTGCGATGGTCCCGCCGTCAGTAGCTCGAACCTGCGCACGTGCTGGAGCAAGAGCGCGAAGCACATGTTCGCGGAGTGGTGCGAGAACCCTGAGTACGAGCCGCGCGAAACAACCCGCGCGATGATCCTTGGCGCGGCGGCGCATCACCTGTTGCTGGGCGAGGACGGCTTCAAGCTGAAGTTCATCGCGCAGCCTGAGACCTACCGCGACAAGAAGACCGGCGAAGAGAAGAAGTGGAATAACAACGCCGATGTCTGCAGAGCGTGGCACGCGGCGCAGGTGGGCAAGACGGTCGTCACCGTGAAGGAGTTGAAGAGCATCGTGCAGATGGCGAAGAGCCTCGCGCTCGAACCGCTCGTCAACGATGGCTTGCTGACCGGGCACATCGAGTGCTCCGGATTCTGGAAGGATGAAGAGACCGGCCTGTGGATCAAGGTGCGGCCCGACGTGATCCCGCCGACCGACGACACGTTCGTCGATCTCAAGACCGCGCGCGAGGTGACGACGCCCGCGCTGATGTCAACGATCCGCGAGCTTGGCTATCAACAGCAAGGCGCGCTGATCGGCGAGGTCTGCGAGAACCTGAACCTGCCGTTCGCATCGTTCATGCTGATGTTCATCGAGACCTCCTCGCCGTACTGTGCCCGCACCGCGCCGATCAAGCCGACGGCTTTGGGGCAGGGTCGGCAGATGAACCGCTCCGCGCTGCGCACGATCAAGAGTAGCATCGAGGCAGGTCACTGGATGGGACCGGGCGAAGGCGAGCTTCACGACATCGGCGTTTCCCTCGACGAGGAGGAGCGCATCAACGCGCGGCTCAAGATGGAGGGGCTCGCATGAACGACGAAGATCACGCCAAGTGGTGCCGCGAGATGCACACGCTGATCGCGCACGGTGGTCTCTGGGGCTTGCCTCGCACTGGTCTTGTCTTCCGCAAGACCGGCAACGTGCTGATCTGGGTCGGCGTGATTCCGCCGAAGCTCCGGCTGCACGATATCGATGCCGCGCGCGAGCAAGAGTTCGAACAGAACCTCAGAAACTTCTCTGACGCTGGCGTGCCGATGTGGCGCGCCAACACGCTCAAGCACTTCGACAGCATGGAGGACGCGCAGAAGTACTACCGCATCGAGGGCGAGATGCTGACCGAAGACCTCGCCATCGCGAAGGCTCGTGCGCTGGTTGGCGACAACACGAGGAAGAAGCGGGAGAAGGTGCGGTGAAGAAACAGAAGGCTGCGCCGACGCTGATGGACACGCTCTATCGCGCGAGCTTCAGCAACGAGCCGATCTACGGCTGGACCTCGAACGCTGCGTGGCGCGACAAGCTGCGCAACGCTCGCAAGTTCGTCATCGACGACGAGATGTCCACGTTCCTTGGTGAGCTTGGCACGCGCGCGTTCGTTCGTGACAAGCTCTCGCTGAAGGCGAAGATCAAAAGCTGCGAGCACATCCGCATGGCGGCGCGCCTGCCGGGTGAGGTCACGTGGATCGAGTATAACCTGCGCAACTGTCAGGCACGCAGCAACGAGTTGCTCGAACGCGAGGTCGATCTCAAGCAAATGCCGGAGCGCGAAGGCTGGTTGCTGATGCGTCATCCGAAGATCGAGACGGCGTTCATCGCGCACATCGTGTCACACGATCCCGACGTTGATCACGGTGACGGATTCTCGACGTGGACATTCCCGGTCGCGTTGGGCTGGACCGCTGACATGGACACCGCGCTGCCGTGGCGCTCGATCCCGTTCAAGGACGAGAGCAATCGGGCGAGCGAGGTATCGACCGGCATCCTTGGCTACAAGACCGACCGCTGCGGCTTCGTGTTCTCGCCGCTGTTGATCACGCCGGACCAGCCGAAGGCGATGGCGGAGTTGCTGTCGGAGTGGAGCGGCGTGCAGCGCAGGATGTGGGCGTTGCTCGCAACCATCAACGACCTGCCGGTGATCGTCGCTGACGTGCGTGCGTCGAAGGGCTTCCTCGCCAAGGGGCAGTACAGAAAATTTCTCGATCACCGCACGATCACGTTGACCGTGCCGCAGAAGCTGTACAAGAAAACAATCCGCGATGCGCTGGCGAACGCGCACCGTCGAGGCGGTCCGGTGCGCGAGCACTGGCGCAAGGATTGGCGTCGCCCGCTGTCACCGCTCTGCGATCACGAGTGGGGCGCTGATGAGAAGCACATGTTCTGCACGCATTGCAGCGGCAGAAAGATATGGATCAACGAGCACGTACGCGGTGACACGTCACGCGGATTCGTCACGCACGATTTCACGGTGACGCGCGACCCGAACGAACCAATGCCACAACCCGAATAGGAGCAAACCAAATGGACGTAGCTGAGATCGAGAAGAGAGTTGACCGCGCCATAGCCGCACCGATCACCGTGAACATGGAGGTCGGCGGCGTCGCGCTGGAGAACATGGGACAGGTGATGGAGTTCGCCAAGCTCATGAGCGTGAGCGGCTCCGCCGTGCCGAAGTATCTGCGCGGCAATCCCGGCGGCTGCCTCGCGATCTGTTCGCGCGCACTGCGCTGGCAGATGGACCCGTTCGCCGTCGCCGAGAAATCCTATCAGGTCGTGAACAAGGGCGAGGAGCGCATCGCGTACGAGGCGCAGCTTGTGCACGCGGTGATCACCGCACGCGCTCCACTGCGCACGCGGCTGCGTCACGAGATTCTCGGTGAGGGAGATGAGCGTCGCTGCAAGGTGTGGGGCGTGTTCAGAGGCGAGGACAAGCCGCACGAGTACACCAGCCCGACGCTGAAGGAGCTTCGCGACGCACGTGGCCGCAACGAGTACGGCAACATCAAGGGCTCGCCGTTGTGGGACACGGTGCCGGAGGTGCAGCTTGCCTACTCGACCTATCGGCAATGGTGCCGCCTGTTCGCCAGCGAAGTGATGCTTGGCATCTACACGCCGGACGAACTCGAAGACGGATCGCAGAAGGCGGTCGATGTCTCGATCAGCAAGGTCGATGCCTATGCGCAGAAACTGCGTGACGCCAAAGCGGCGCGCGCGGCAGAGGATCGGGGATTCAATCAGGACCACGTCAACGAGATGGCGTCTGGTCGCACCTCGATCATAGAGGGCGAGATCAATCCCGATGTCGCCGAACAGAAGGACGCTACGAATGAGCGGAGCAACAATGAACCTGTCAGTGAAGGACGGGCGGATGGCGATCCACGTGGAGGAGTGCGTGATCGAGACGAAGGCGGAAGCGGCGAAGGCAGCGGAGCTATTAAATCTGTTCGCGCAGAGCTTGCCGGAAAAGAAGCCGAGAGCCCGGAGCAAGCGGACCTCCTCGCGACCGGCGACGACAAGCCGAAGAACGGTAAAGGCAAAGGCAAACGGTGACACTGCGACAGAGGCAGCCGCGTCAGCGTGACCCGGAGTATCTCCTGTGGCTCCGCATGCAACGCTGCGCATGCGGATGCCTGCAGGCTCCGCCTTGTGACGCTGCGCATCTGCGAGCACGATCACTGAAGCACGACAAGGCCAGCGGCATCGGACAGAAACCAGATGACCGCTGGGCTTTGCCACTGAAGCACGCACACCACATGGCTCAGCACTATCACGGCAACGAGCTTGATTGGTGGGCGCAGCGCGGAGTGCCGGACCCGTTCGCACTCTGCATCAAGTACTACGAACGATTCCAGAAAGAGAGAAACCAATGAACGAACCAACGCAGCTACGAACACACCTCACGAGCACCAACCTCCAAGACCTCGAAGAACTTGAGCGCACGATCCGTGGAACGCCGACGCCGCCCGAAGGACGGAGACAGGCACCGGCACCGCGACCGGCACCGCGACCGCCGGTTCACATCGCGACGCCAGAAAGGCCCGACATGAACGCGCACCTCGAAGACCTTGGCCGCATGTCGGCTGAAGCGGTGCTGACGCAATGGGACGCGACCGCGAAGGAGGTCGAGGATTTAGGCATCGCGGTGAAGGAGCGCGTGAAGAGCATCGCCACCTCGCTGATCGAGCTTGACGGGAATCTGAAGGAGCTTGCCGAAACCGCAGCGGCGGTTCGCGAGAAGGGCAACCTCACGAAGCTACAGATCGAGGAAGCGTCCACGCTGTCGAACGCTCTGCGCGAGGCATGCGCTGACATCAGAAAGAAAACGAGCCTGTGACGTGACCGAGATCGTCATCAGATTCGACCCACAACGCGCGCTGCAGGCGATGGTCTGCGGCGCGCGTCGTTGCATCGAGCGGGGCGCGAGCTACACGAAGCCGTTGATGTCCGACCGGCGAACGCACCTCAAGCTGGGGATGGGCGCGATTGGTGTGTTCTCGTTGCTGGTGATCTACAGCGCATCGAAGGCGATCACCGCAACGCCGCCGCCGAAGAGCGCGCTGGCTCAGCGCTTCGACGACGCGGCGGCTGACACGGCGAAGGCGAACGCGCTGAACAAGGGTGACCGCGAGCGCATCTTCCGCAAGATCGACATGAGCAAGCTCGCTGCGTTCGAGGAGCCGAAGCCGGTGGCGACCGAACGCATCATGCCGCACGCACCGCCGACGATGGCTATCGCTGCCGCAGCACCGCTGCCGGTGACGCCAGAGGTCGAGGATGATCCGCCGCCGCCGCCACGTGCTCGCGCAAAGCGGCACGCCGCTGTCACGCATCAGACACCGACGCGCGGCGATATCTGCACGCGGCACAAGCTGCGCAAGATCGTCACGCGCGGCGGCAAGGCGTGGAGGTGCGGACGATGACGCTAGAAGAATTGAAGGCGACGGTGCGCCAGCTTCTCATGATGAAGGTCGGCTCGCCGGAGTGGGTCGATCTGTACAACAAGATCATCGATGCATTCGAAGAGGAAGATGAGGAAGATGAACGCTTGGATTCTTGATGCAATAAACGCGACGCTCGAAAGGCAATTGCTCGAACTGCGCACGCTGCGCCAGATGGTTGAGGATCATGAAGGACAGACAATTCACCAACCCGAACTTTGGGAATCAGGCGCGCGTCGAGGTGAACGGTCGCGAGGTGCGATTGATCTTCGTAGCCTCGACCGAAGCGAAAGCGAATGACCTCGCCGAGAACATGCTGCGTGAACTGGCGAACGGCTCGATCACGCTGACGATGATGGGCAAGCCGACGGGCATCGTGGAGGAGTGAGATGAGACCGATAGAAGAATCCGACGTGATGGAAGCGACGGTGACCGGCGAGCCCGGTCGCTGGGAGCTATTGCTGACGGTGAACGGCGTGCCGTGGAAACGGTACGGACCGTGGGAGGATCGCGACACGGCGAACATG